CCTTACATTTTGTGCTAATACAGTTTTTTGGTTGGAAAAATGACGAAAAGAAAAGAAAGAATAGATGGCAAAGCGGCAGCGGTGAAGGTAATGGCTGCGGCAGCGAATGATATACACCCTCCATCCAATGTGCCACTGACTGAAACAGACATGCCATTCTTTGCGAATGTGATTGAGGAGTTTGCGCGGTCAGACTGGAGTGCACACCAGCTTGAAATTGCTGCAATGATTGCACGAACTATGAATGATATTAATCGCGAACAGCAAGAGTTAAGAAAAGAAGGTTATATTTCAGTGCGACAAAATGGGACTACTGTTGAAAATCCAAGACAAAGAGTTGTTAAGTCATTGACTGGTGACTTGCTTTCATTTCGTCGCAGTCTAAGTCTACATGCGCGCGCGCGAGGCGAAGCTAGAGATATTGCTAAACGAACAAGCTATTCAAAATCAATAGAAGGTGATAATCCATTAGATGATGATCTTTTAGCAAGGCCAAATTGATGCAAAGAGGCGAAAGAGTTTGTGCTTTTATAGAGCAATTCTGCCTTGTTCCAGAGGGAAAATTAGTTGGTCAGCCAATTAAGTTAATGCCATTTCAGCGAAAATTTATATTAGAGGTTTATGATAATCCAAAAGGAACATCGCGAGCATATCTTTCTGTGGCTCGTAAAAATGGTAAATCTTCATTGATCGCTGGGATATTGCTTGCGCACATTGTTGGACCAGAAGCTAAAACAAATAGTCAAATTATTAGTGGCGCTAGATCACGCGAGCAGGCATCACTTGTGTTTAAGCTGGCAGAAAAGATGGTGCGCTTGTCGCCACGGCTATCAAAGCTGATTAAGATTGTGCCATCGCAGAAGATGCTAATTGGTTTGCCGATGAATGTAGAATACAAAGCGATTTCTGCGGAAGCGGGAACAGCGCACGGTCTGTCGCCTTCTTTGGCAATCTTAGATGAGGTTGGTCAGGTGCGTGGTCAATACGATGCGTTCATTGAGGCAATCGAAACTGCGCAAGGCGCACATGAAAACCCGCTACTGATTGCGATTAGTACACAGGCTGCGACTGATGGTGATCTTTTTAGCATTTGGTTGGATGATGCTGAAAATGCCAAAGATCACAGAATTGTAAGCCATGTATATACTGCGCCAGAAAATTGCGAGATCATGGATAAAAATGCTTGGAAGGCTGCAAACCCTGCGCTGGGTCAGTTTCGTAGTTTCACTGATATTCAAGATTTTGCAAAACAAGCAGAAAGATTGCCAGCAAAAGAAAATTCTTTTAGATGGCTTTATCTTAATCAGCGTATTGAAGCGATGTCGCCATTTTTATCAAGAGCAGAATGGGAGGCAAATGCTGGTGATCCAGAAATAATAGAGGGCATGACTTGTTATGCTGGCCTTGATCTTTCAGCTAGTCGGGATTTAACGGCATTTGTGATGGCGTTTCCTGTTGATGGTACATATCACATCAAATCACAGTTCTTTTTACCTGCGGATGGTCTGCGCGACAGATCAAAATCTGAAAAAGTACCATATGATATTTGGGCAGATCAGGGCTTTTTAACAACGATTGATGGACCTGTTATTGTCCCTGCTATTGTGGCTCAAGCGGTTGCTGAAGCATCAGAGCATTATGATATTCGCATGATGGCGTATGATCGCTGGCGCATTGCCGATTTTCAGAGAGAATTAGACCATATTGGAGCACAGGTTCCTATGGCACCATTCGGTCAAGGTTTCCGCGATATGGCTCCAGCGGTGGATCAATTAGAGCGATTAGTAGCAGACAGAAAGCTGCGTCATGGCGGCAATCCGATCTTGAATATGTGCGCAGCAAATGCGATTGCGGAACGTGATCCGGCGGGAAATAGAAAGCTGAATAAGGCAAAAAGTATTGGCAAGATTGATGGTTTGGTTGCTTTGACGATGGCTCTTGGCGCTATATCGCAAGATGATCAAATTGCATATTCATCGCCTTGGGACGACCCATCCTTTACCTTGGCGGCTCAATGATGTACTATAGGCTAAACCATGCGCTTGGGATTTAATCAAAATGGGCTTCTTTGATCGCTTCCGAAACGTGGAAACTCGCAATTTGGAAAATCCAAATGCCCCTGTTTCTGCCAATGATTTCTTGCAAATTATGGGTTGGGGTGATTTTTCTTCATCTGCTGGCATAAATGTAAACGTAGATGTTGCGATGGGCGTTCCAGCAGTATGGGCCGCAGTTAATTTTCTTGGCGGTACTCTAGCGGGACTTCCGTTAAATGTTTACCGCAAGACTGAAAATGGTCGTGAAAAAATAGAAACTGGTATTGCTAATCTGCTTCATGGCGCGATTAACGATACAATGTCATCCTTTGAGTGGCGTAAATATATGTTTGAGCAAGTTTTTACTGGCGGCAGAGCAATAACATATATTGAACGTGCAAAAAATGGACAGGTAGAAAATCTATATCCGATTGATCCAACTCATGTAAGGGTTGAGCGTTTGATTGATGGGCGCAAAATTTATCGTGTTATAGAAAAAGTTTATGAAGCTAATGAAATAATTGATATTCCGTTTATTTTGAAAGCTAATCAAGTTGATGTGCGTGGTCCGATTGCTTCAAATCGTGATGTCATAGGCATGGCGGTTGCTGCAAGTCGTTATGGTTCAAAAGCATTCCAATCGGGCGGCATACCTCCAGCAGTTTTGCAGGGACCATTTCAATCGGGTGCTTCTGCTATTAGAGCCTCAGAGGATGTTGCGGCTGCGACCTTAAATCTTGCAAAGCAAGGCAAGCCTATCATGGCATTGCCAATGGGTCACGAGCTTAAAAGTATAGGTTTTAGTCCCGAAAACATGCAACTTATTGAATTGCAAAGATTTTGTATTGAACAAATTGCAAGAATTTATAGTTTGCCGCCTGTGTTTCTACAAGATTTAACGCACGGCACATTTAGCAATACGGAACAACAAGACCTTCATTTTGTAAAACATACAGTAAAACGCTGGGTGGAACAAACTGAGGCAGAAATGAATTTGAAGCTGTTTGGAAGAAATTCTGCGCAATATGTTGAATTTAACGTCGATGGATTGCTGCGCGGTGACTTTAAAACCCGTATGGAAGCCCACGCGACCAGTATTCAAAACGGAATTAGGACACCAAATGAAGTTCGTGATATTGAGAATTTACCACCAATGGATGAGGGTGATAACTTAATGATCCAAGGTGCGACTGTACCGATTGCGGCGCAAGTCGGGGGATTGAATGCCGATACCGACTAAAGAAATGGCTGAAGAAGCTCAACGCGGTTTGGATTGGCGTGAAGAGTATGGCAGAGGCGGCACACAAGTCGGTGTTGCTAGAGCTAGAGATATTGTAAATCAACGCAATCTTTCGATGCGAACACTTCGCAGGATGCGTAGTTATTTTGCGCGTCATGAAGTTGATAAAGAAGGCGAGGGTTTTTATCCAGATCAAGATGGCTTCCCAAGCGCAGGGCGCATTGCATGGGCTTTATGGTCCGGTGATAGTGGCAAGGCTTGGGTTGAGCGCCAATTAGAAGATGAGGACCGTGAGCAAAGACCTTATGAGGGAGAACACGCAGCGCGTATTCGGGAGCCAGAGGGTTATGATTATTATCGCCGTGTAGAAGATGAGGGTGGTCTTGGCGTTGATTTTGTTTATGGCATTCAAGATGGAAATGCTGAAATTCAGTCAATACGCTTTGACATTGATTATTTCACAGAAAAAGCTGCGTTAGATTGGTTAGAGCGCAATAATTTCAATCCAATAAAGTTCGAACCTGCGGTTCCTGTGGACGATGACCGTAATTTTGTGATATTGTCTCAACAAATGGAGGCTGATGATATGGATTATCGCGCAGAACCAGATGCGTCAATCAATGACGATTTTAAGGATGACGATGAAAAGCGTCATATAAAGCGAATTGAAGAAAATGACACTGAGGTCATTGTTGTATTTGGTAAATCGGAAGAATACCAAGAAGAAAGCGATGTGGAATTGGAGCGCGAGTTTCGCCCTGCGCAAAAGCTAGAAGTGCGTGAGGCTCATTCTGGCGATGTTCGTGTTTCTGGATATGCTGCTGTTTTCGATCAGGAAACAAATATTGGTGGAATGTTTACAGAGCAAATTAATCGCGGTGCATTTAAAGATGCGATTGGACGTGATGACGTTGTGTTTTTGATTAACCATGAGGGTTTGCCTTTGGCGCGAACACGTTCTGGCACTCTGCGATTAGAAGAAGATGAGCATGGTTTATACATGGAAGCATCTCTTGACGCATCTGATCCTGATGTTCGGTCAATTGTTCCAAAAATGAAGCGCGGAGACTTAGATAAAATGTCTTTTGCTTTCGTTCCGACAAGGCAATCATGGGATGATAGTAAAAAAATTCCAAAGCGGATGATTGAAGAAGCGCAGCTTTACGATGTTTCAATTGTTACCACCCCAGCTTATGACGGTACAGAAATCGGCTTGCGGTCATTGGAAAAGCATCGCAGCAAATTAAAAAATAAACAGACTTCGCGGCGTCTTAGAATGAAGGCGAAGTTTCAGAAATAACGGCGGCTCCCGTTGTTAATGCCCCCCATCCGCGCCTTGGGCAAGCGCATTTTAAAGGAGGCCCACAATGGCTGATATTAAAGACCTTCGGGAGAAGATGGCGCGAATCGCCACTGAAGCCCGATCAAAATTGTCTGAAGTGACGGACGATATTTCAGAGGAACGCGCGGCTGAAATCGAGCGTGAATTTGATGCAATGATGGCTGACCATGACAAGTTGTCATCTCGCGTTGAGCGTATGGAAAAAGCAGAAGCGGCACTTCGTGCTTCTGAAGCTATTGATGTTTCCAAGCGTCCAGTATTTGAGCAGCGTTCTGCCCCTGCGGTAGACGAAGGCTTTAAAATGGATTATCGGAACGCATTTTATCAAATGCTTGCAAATGGCGGTGTAAATGGCCTTGATAGCGAAATTCGGAATGTTTTGAAGGGTTCTGAAACACGCGCACAAACAGGTGGAACAACAACTGCTGGTGGTTTTACAGTTCCGACTGAGTTGGCAACTTTCATTGACAAAGCTATGATCGCAACGGGTCCAATGTATGATGGAAATCTATTCACCGTCATAAATACGACTGCCGGTAATACGTTTAATATTCCAACTGTTGATGATACGACTGTTGCGGCTGAAGCACATACAGAAGGCACACAGCCAACTGATGATGGTGGTAAAGATGTAACCTTTGGTCAAAAATCATTGGGTGCATACTCATTTGATACAGAATGGGTTCGTTGGTCTGCCGAATTGAATGCTGATAGTGTTCTAAACATGGAGAGCCTGTTGGGTGAATTGCTTGGTGAGCGCCTTGGGCGTATTGCTAACAGCAAACTTACAACTGGATCAGGTTCTTCTGATGTAGAGGGTATTGTCACCAATTCATCACTTGGTAAAACCGCTGCGGCTGTTGCGGCTGTAACGGCTGATGAAATCATTGATTTGATTCACTCAGTCGATCCAGCATACCGCTCATCTCCAAGTGCAGCTATCATGATGAATGATAGCACTCTTGCGGCTGTTCGTAAGCTGAAAGATGGAAATGGCAACTATCTCTGGCAGATGGGCAACTATCAAGCTGGCATACCTCAAAGCATTTTGGGCTATAATGTCGTCGTAAACCAAGCAATGGATTCTTTGGCAACTGCTAAAAAGGTGATGTTGTTTGGTGATATGTCAAAGTTCTATGTTCGCAAGGTAGGCGCACCATCGCTTTATGTTGCTTCAGAACGCTTTGCGCCTGATTACGGCATCTTGGGCTTTATTCGCTTTGACGGTGTATTGACCAACACAGCGGCAATCAAGCACTTGATTACTGCATAATAATCAACAGGCAGGGCTGCATAAGCGGCCCTGTCTCTGCAAAAGGATAAAAGAAATGAAAGTTAGACTTTTGACAGGCATGGCTGGAATAGATTTTTCTCATAATGCTGGCGATGTTATTGACTGTAACTCAGCCGAAGCTGAGAGATTTATTTCTGCGGGAATTGCGGAACCTGTAGATGCAGAGCCAAAAGTAGAACGTGCCGTAAAAAAAGTTGCAACACGCAAGGCTGTTAGGGAAGTCTAAAAATGCCAGCACCATTGCACGGTTTTCATCTTATTGAGCGGGTAGATGCGCCACTTGTTGAGCCTATCAGTTTGTCGGAAGTAAAAGCACAGATGCGAATTGAGCATTCTGATGATGATACTCTTATAAACCGATTGATTGATGTTTCTATTGCTTATGTTGATGTGCTTGGTGTTCTTGGCAAGGCTATGATTACACAAAAGTGGGCGCAATGGCTTGAGCCAAATCCACCGCGAGAAGTGCATTTGAGGCTGACACCAGTTCAATCTGTTACTGCTGTTAAATATTATGACACAAATGGAGCTTTGCAGACTGATACCTTATCAAATTATGAAGTTTTTGGGCTGAGTGATCACAGTGTAATTCAACCTAAAACGGGCTTTACTTGGCCTACTACTCAGCAACGTCACGATGCAATTCGAATTGAGTATGAAATCGGATATGGTGATGCTGCGTCAGATGTACCTGCAACAGTTCGTCATGCCTTGATGATGCTCGTTGCTTACCATTATGAAAATAGAGAGCAAGCACAACAAGATGTTTTAACTCCCGTGCCTTATGGCTTTGACAATCTTATTAACTTGGAGCGCACGAGTTGGTATGGTTAAATCTGGCTTAATGAGGGAGAGAATAACTTTTCAGCGTATGGCTGAAGGTGCGGTTGATGACTATGGTAATGTTTATTCTGGGTGGTCTAATCTGATAACACGTTATGGTGATTTGCGTGAGCAAAAAGGCAAAGAAAGAATTGAAGGTGGTGCCTTACAAGATGTAAGCCTTGCCACTTTGAGGGTTCGTTCTGATAGCACAACTCAAACAATTACGGCTGCGGATCGTGTTTCAGCGCGAGGCATAACTTGGGCAATAAAAAATGCAATTCAAGTTGATTCAAAAAATACTCTGCTGGAATTTGTTCTTGAAAAAGGCGTGGCATCATGAAGATTGCGGGTCATAAAAAACTGATGAAGCAGCTTAAAGACCTTCCAAAAAAAACGCATGAAGGTTTGGCGCAATCAATTGAACGCACGGTAAAGTCGGGTTCTCGAAAAGCTAAAACTATTGTGCCGGTTGCGTCTGGCGACTTAAAGGACGGAATAAATCATAAAGTTATTTCTAAAGAAAATGCAATTATAGGATTTATAAACTTTTATGAGGGAGCCGATGAAGATGGGCTTGCAGCTAATGCCATCAACTATGGTTGGGGTGATATGAAATTTGGCTACGAATTTCGGTCTACTGTAAAATTAATTATTGGTGAGCGTCATAAGCGTGCTGTAAAGAGAAACATTGACAAAGCAATTAAGGAGGCAATGAGCTAGTGGCAGACGGTTACACGCTTGCGGTACAAAAAGGCATTCGCGCTGCGCTTGTGGCTGACAGCGATGTTACTGCTTTGGTATCCACGCGAATTTATGATGAACCTCCACAGGATGTTGTTTTTCCGTATCTGCGCTTTAATACTATTCAAGCTAATGCTTTTGATACTGATACCGCGCAAGGTGCGCTTGTAGATGTTTCAATGGAAGCGCATTCGAGAAGTGCATCAGGTCGTGTAGAGGCTTCACAAATTGCTGAAGCAATTAAAGCTGCTTTGCATCGTCAAGAAACATCTGTCACAGTAACGGGCTTTACTCTTGTGGAATTGATATTTGAAGCATTTTATGCGACAAGAGATAAAGATGGTCGTGGATATACGGCTATTATTTCACTTCAAGCAATGCTTGATACCGCCTAAACTCCGCGCTGTGGGCAAGCGCATAACAAAGGAGGCCGATCATGGCTAAACAACTTGGACGCGCCCTGCTGGTGAAGATCGACGATGGCGCGGGAACAAAAAACAATCTTTGCGGTTTAAACTCCAAATCGCTGACATTGAACAATTCTAGCATTGATGTGACAACACCAGACTGCACAACACCAGAAGGTGCGCTTTGGACTGAAACACTTGCTGGCCTAAAAAACGTATCCGTTTCTGGGGATGGGTTTTTTGAAGATAGCACTGCGGAAGCGCGGATGAATACTGTTGCGATGGCAAATGATAACAGCACTAGCTTTGAAATTGTTGTTCCTGATTTTGGAACATATGCTGGAACATTTCGCATCGCATCGCTAGAATTTGGCGGTGAGACAGAAGGCGGCGTAACTTATTCATTGTCACTTGAAAGTTCTGGTGCAGTAACATTTACGGCGGCATAACATGACTATTACGGCTGAAGCGCCGCGTGGAGGTGTTGTTGAATATATCAATGACACCTCTTATGTTTTCAAACTCAGAAACCGTGAAATAGAACGCTTTGAAGATAAGCATCGCGGTATTTTTGAGCTTTGGGAAGGGTTCTTTGACCGTGGGAAAAAACCATCAAGCAAAGAAGTCAAAGATATTTTAGCGCTTGGTTTGGTTGGTGGCGGCATGAAAGATCATGAAGCTGATGAAGTTATTTCAAAATCTACGCCTGCTGATTTAATGAGATTTTATCAAATCGCTCAAGCTGTTGTTGGAATAGCTTTTATGCCTGACATCGCAGAAGGAAATGAAGTAAAAAAAAAGATGACGGACACAAACCAAAGCGGCTTGGCGTCCGTGGCCTGATTAAAAATGGAATTATTGCGGGGTTAAAGCCGGAAGAAATACGTGATATGATCCCGAAAGATACGTGGATTGTGTTCCAAGGTTGGTCTGATGCACACTCGCCTAAAAAAGCTGGGTCGGAAGCCATGACCAAGGAACAGTATAAACAACTTGTGGAGCGAGTAGATGGCAATCAACGCAGAGCAGCTTAACATCATTCTCGCAGCGCGTGATAAAGAATTCACGAAAGCAATGGATCGCGCAAATCGAAGAGTTCAAGCATTTGCTTCTAAATCGCAAAAAGAATTGAGTGGAGCCTCAATGTCTTTCGATTTGCTGGGCAAGGCGGCTGCGCGTCTTGGTCCTCTATTGGCGGGAGCATTTGCAGTTAGTGGTTTGCAAAATATTGCTCAATCTGCGATTGATATAGGAAATTTATCAAATGTAGCCGGTGTGTCTGCGGAGAAATTTCAAGGATTAGCATTCGCTGCTTCTAATTTTGGCGTAGAACAAGATAAGCTGGCTGACATCTTAAAGGATGTTAATGATAAATTTGGAGATTATGTTCAAACTGGTGCTGGACCATTAGCTGATTTTTTTGAAAATATTGGTCCGAAAGTTGGTTTGACTGCAAAAAACTTTGCTGATTTGTCATCAGATCAAAAGTTAGGTGCTTACATTAATGCTCTTGAAAAAGCTAATTTATCGCAAGCTGACATGACATTTTATCTTGAAGCATTAGCTTCGGATGCAACTTTACTGAAAGGTGCTTTTGCTAATAATGGCGCTGAATTGGATCGTTTAACAAAAAAATTTAGCGATGCTGGCGCAGTTATGTCACAGGATATGATTAATAAAGCAAAAGAAGCCAAAGAAGAATTTGATTTAGCTTCAAAAGTTATTTCCGCGCAGTTTAGCATTGCTCTTGCAGATTTATTGCCTGTAATTACTGATCTTGCATCTTTTATTGCAACAGCAGCTTCTAATATTGGTGTATTTTATGAAGCAATTCAAAAATTAATAAATCCAAATTATGAATTGGAAAAAGCATTAGATAATACAACTCTCGCGATGGGAGATGAAATTAGAGAAAGTCAAAATCTGGCTATGGCTTTAGGTCAGTCTACAAATATGTCTGTTTCAGCGGCAATTGAAAAACTCAAAGAGGCAAAGCAAAGATATTCAAATGTTGAAGCAATAATCGCAGAACAAAAAGCCTTAAAATTAGGATCGGATGAATATGAGAAAATTGTTGGAAATATACAAATTTTCAGAGAGGCAATTAATTCGCTTTCAGTAACTACTGCTGATGGAGCCATTGCAACGGCACAAAATGCAGAGGCTTTGGAAAGATATGAGCAAGGATTAGCTGATGCTCTTGTAAGACAACGTGATTTTTTAAAAGCAGAAGATGCGACAGCAGAACAATTAAAAACAACAAAAAGTAATATTAAAATTTTGGAAGATGCTTTGGAAAATGCAGCAAATGGATTTGTAAGTTTTGGTGATCAAATATTTGAAACAACAGGTTTGACAGCTAGGCTTGATGGAAAACTTAAAGAAGGCCCAATACGTAGCTTGCAGGATTTAGTTGCGCGTTTAAAAACTGCAAAAGAAAAAGCAGAAGTTTTTAATGATGTAATTTTTGATCCGCGTGATCCGAATTATGATCCAGTGGTTGCAGAATTTGCACGTTTGCAAATGGGTCTTGATGCTGTTGGAGAGTCTGGTCAAAAAGCTACTGATAAGATTTCTGAAGGGTTCAATAAAATAAAAGAATTATCCCCAGAAATGCAGCGTCTTAACTCAATCATGCAAGGTGTGGAAAGTTCTATGGAGCAAGCATTTATGTCTATGTTCGATGGAACAACATCTGCAAAAGACGCATTTAAAGCAATGGCATCTGATATAATAAAAGAGCTATATAGAATTTTTGTTGCTAAGCAGGTCACTGGATTTATTACTGGGGCTGTATCTTTATTTTCTGGCGGCTCTTTGATTGGATTCGGTAGCGGCATGGGTGGTGGCAGACCTGCGCCAGATATTCCTAGAAGAGCAATGGGCGGTCCTGTTTCTGCTGGCTCTCCTTATCTTGTCGGTGAACGTGGTCCAGAGCTTATAGTTCCTAATCGTAGCGGCACTGTAATACCGAATAATCAGCTTGGCGGTGGCACAGTAGTTGTCAATCAAACGATTAATGTTTCTACTGGTGTGCAGCAAACAGTAAGAGCAGAAATAAAAGGCTTGATGCCTCAGATAGCAGAAAGCGCAAAGGCTGCTGTATCGGACGCTAAGAGGCGTGGTGGATCATATGGAAGGGCGTTTGCATAATGGCTGTTAGTTATCCTCTTTCCCTGCTGACCCATACGGGCATAACCAGTATTGAGTTTCGCGCAATCAATTCTGTGGCTTATTCACGCAGTCCATTTACGTTTGCAGGTCAGGCGCATGAGTATGCTGGTAAAATGTGGCAAGCAGATGTTACGCTTCCACCAATGCGAAGATCAGATGCGGAGCGTTGGGTGGCATGGTTGGTCTCGCTAAAAGGGCAGCTTGGCACATTCTACTTAGGTGATCCGTTGGCATGTACTCCGCTTGGATCAGGGCGTGATAGTGACACAGTATTAGTCAATGGCGCTGTTTCGTCAGGTAATACGATTGCAATTGATAGCGCACCATTAAGCACAACGGACTTTCTCAAAGCTGGTGATTACATGCAGATCGGTAGCGGCACATCGCGGCAACTGTTTAAGGTACTGAATGATGTGGATACGGATGGCACAGGAGCCGCCACAGTAGACGTTTGGCCTAATGTGCGGACAAGTATAGCGGATAATGCTTCAGTCACTCTGGAAAGTACACAAGGCGTCTTTAGGCTTGCCTCAAATGAAACATCTTGGTCTATCAATCAGGCAAGCTTATATGGCATCACCTTTGGTGCAGTGGAGGCAGTATGAGCCGCACAGTTCCAGCAGCATTACTCACAGCACTCAGTCAGCCATCTGTCCAACCTTTTTATGCTGTTGAAGCGCTCTTTGATGATAACGATGATACGAGATATGACCAAGGTGGTTATTCGGGAGAAAACGCCATTCGTTTATGGACAGGCTACGGTGACAAAACTGTCAACTTAGAAACATATACTGGATCGGGCAATGTGCTTTCAATTAGTGGTCTTGAAGAGGTTAATGATCTATCAGCGAAGAATATCACAATTACATTGAACGGTATTGCATCTAGCCTTGTTTCACTAGCTTTATCAGAACCATATCAGAGAAGATTGTGTAGAGTATATTTTGGGACTGATGATACAACTGCAATCGAAGTATTTAGCGGCTTTATAAACACTATGTCTATTGAGGACAGTGGTGAAACAAGTACAATCACTTTGACGGTTGAGAGTAAGCTGATTGGCTTGGAGCGTGCAAGTAATCGTCGTTATACCCATGAAAACCATATTGCGCGGCATAGTGGCGATACGTTCTTTTCTTACGTTGCTGATATGCAAGATAAGGACATCGTATGGGGACGCGAGAGAGCCTAAATTCTTATTTATCATGGGCAAGTGATAAGCCATTTGAGTGGGGCAAACATGATTGCCTTACTTTTACCAATAACGCATTTCACGCAATGTATGGTGAAGGTTGGGCTGATGATTGGCTTGATAGGTACATGAAGGATGGAGTACCTATGAGGCGGGATCAATTAAGGAAAGAGTTTGGTTTTTCTAGCTTTATCTCTGCTGTTGATGCTAGATTGCAGAGGGTTAAGCACATTCCTCCTTTGGGTGGTCTGGTTTTGACTAAAAGAGCGCAGCGTTGGGTTATTGGTGGTGCAATGGGTATCTGTACGGGTGCGAAGGCAGTTTTCTTATCCAAGGAAGGTATGATATACTTGCCCTTAGATTACATTCATCAAGCATGGGTTAGGGCATGAATAGATATAAATTAGGCGACTTAACCCTTAAAAGCTTCAATAGCTGGGATCGTGTTCCGCGTATGCCAGAAGTGTTTATTGCGGCAGTAGGAGCTATTGCACCAGCTTTGGCTGGAACAACAGCAGCTACTGTTATTGGTTATGTAGCCTACACAGCCGTAACATCATGGGCGTTGCAAGCCCTTGCGCCTAAACCTGATTTTGGAACTGGATCATCTGCTGGCCTATTGGTTAATAGTAAAGATGTCTCTGCACCGCATGATTTTGTGTACGGTGAAATCAGAAAAGGCGGTGTTGTTACTTTCTACGAAAGCACAGGCACAGATAATAAATACTTGCACCAAGTCATTGTACTTGCTGGGCATGAATTAAATAGCATTGGCGATATTTATATTAATGATCAAATCGCTTCAATTGATGCCAATGGCTTTGTTAGTGTAGCGGGTACAGGTGATGAGCAAGTAAATTATAACAGCAAAATCCGTATTAAGAAGCATGATGGTTCTCAGACAACAGCAGATAGTGATTTAGTTAGTGAAACCTCTGTTGATAGCAATTTTGTTGGTAATGGTATTGCTTATCTTTATGTCAGGTATGAATACGATCAGGATGTATTTCCAAATGGCTTGCCATTAATTACAGCAAAGGTTCAAGGCAAGAAGGTCTATGACCCAAGATCAGCATCAACTGCTTATTCCAATAATGCTGCGCTTTGTATTCGTGATTTTATTGCATCCTCTTATGGATTAAATGATAGCAGCATAGATGATACGTCATTCCAAGCTGCTGCAAATGAGTGCGATGAAAGTGTCACATTGAGTGGTGGTGGGTCTGAAAATAGATATACGATCAATGGGGTTGTAAGGGCAGACCGCTCTGTTGGTGATGTACTTCAAAGCATGACAACAGCTTGCGCAGGGACACTTTTCTGGGGCGCTGGGGCATGGAAGCTCAAGGCGGGTGCATATTCATCACCAGTTAAAACACTGACGCTGGATGACCTGCGTGGACCTATCTCGCTAGATACGCGAATTAGTATGAGAGACAACTTCAACACTGTCTCAGGTACATTTATTGATGCAAATCAAGACTATATAACGGCAGATTATCCACAAATTACAAGCGCAGCTTTCAAGGCAGAAGATGGCGGCGAAGAGGTTAAATTAGATTTAACTTTACCGTACACCACAAGTGCAGCGACTGCCCAGAGACTTGCTAAATTGACGCTTTTTCGCGGTCGTGAGCAAATGACGCTTTCTGCTGATTTTGGCTTAGAGGCATTTGAGATTGAAGTTGGCGACATTATAGCATTCACCAATGCGAGATATGGTTTTAGTGCAAAAGAATTTGAGGTCATTGGCTGGCGATTAGCGGCAAATCAAGATGCTGGTGATTTAAGGATTAATCTTACGCTCCGCGAAACATCATCCGCTGCATTTGATTGGAACGCAGAAGAAACGGCTATTATATCCAATAATACAACATTACCACAATTTCGCACTGTTGCAGCGCCAACTAGTCTATCTCTTACAGCAACAGCAGTAATTAATGATGATGGTATAACTATTCCAGCTATACGCGCTGATTGGACTGCGGCTGTTAATGCTTTCGTTCATCATTATGAGGTGCAATTTAAGCGTCTTGGCGGTTCAGAGGACTATGGATTAGTTAATACCACTTATACTGAGCAAGAAAACTGGGGCAGCATTGCAGATGCGTTGGATGAAACCAGCGAAGATTATGGATTAACGAATGAGGAAATTTTAGATGCTGACGCTGAATTTGTTTCCGCATTCACTACGACCACATCATTCTTAATACAGCCTGTTCTAAACGGGTATGATTATCAGGTCAAAGTACGTGCTGTATCTGCGCTTGATGTCAGATCGACTTTTGTTACTGCCACGCTTGCCTCTGAGGGGGATACTGATCCACCCAATGAGCCTCTTAGTTTAGCTGCTGTTGCGGGGTCTAAGTACATTGAATTGTCATGGACTAACCCAGCGGATCAGGACTTGAGCCATATTGAAATATGGGAGAATACAACAAATAATCTCGCAACTGCGTCACTTATTGGCTCATCTGGCAGTAGTAACTTCTTTCGCGGCAATCTGGCGAACAATGTCACGCGATACTATTGGGCAAGAGCGGTTGACCTGTCGCTCAACAAGTCAGACTTCACGTCTAGCGTAAATGCGACTACATTGCTTATTACACCTAATGACTTCAATGATGCAGTCAACGATCTATTTCAAGAGGCGGGTGCGTTTGGTATTGAGCCAGTAAGCAGCTTGCCAGCATCTGGTGACTTTGATGGTCAGCTTGTTCTGCTGTTGCCTGACATTACAATCTATCGTTGGGATGATGCAACTTCATCATGGTCAACTGATATTTATACAGCCTCACAGGTTGAAGCGGGGTCTATTGGTTTTGCATCATTTGCATCAGGTATTGAACCTGTTGGCGTTGTGTCTAGCTTACCAACTGTATCAGGTTATACTGGCCCACAGGTTGTTATACTTACAACTGACGGCAAGATTTACCGATTAGTCAGTGGCGCATGGACGACTGCTGTATCTACACTTGATTTATCTGGTACGCTTCCAGAAGATATTTTTAGCGACGATCTACGTCCTATTGAGCGCGTATCAGCATTGCCAACGACCAACTTGACGCAGGGTAGAGTTGTTCTGTTGACAACAGATAATAAGCTGTACCGCTATACAGGTAATGCTTGGACTGCCGCAGTTCCAACCACTGATTTAACAGGTCAGATTGCAAGTGGTCAGATTGCGGATGCAGCTATTACAGCAACTAAAATCGGCAATGATGCTGTCACGACTGCTAAAATTGCGGTTGGTGCAATTACATCGACAGAGCTAGGCGTAGATGCAGTCACATCCGCTAAGATCGCCAACTCAGCTATTACAGCAGCCAAGATTGGAAATGATGCAGTCACAAGTGCTAAGATCGCAAATGATGCTGTAACTGCTGACGTTATTGCAGCAGGGGCTATCACAGAAACTAAGATCGCAGCAGATGCAGTGACAACTGCTAAAATTGCAGCTAATGCTATCACTGCTTCAGAGATTGCTGCTGGCGCAATTACGTCAAATGAGATTGCTGCAAATACCATTACGGCGGGTGAGATAGCAGCGGGGGCTGTGACAGCATCTGAAATAGCAGCGGGTGCTGTTACGACAGGTAAACTTGCTGCTGGTGCAGTTACGGCAAATGAAATTGCTGCTGACGCTATCACTACAGAAAAGATTGCAGCGGGAGCCGTCACAGCGGCAGAAATTACTGCTGGGGCTATTACCACTGCTAAAATTGCGGCAGGGGCAGTCACGGCTGCTGAAATCGCTGCTGGTGCAGTTGTTGCTGGAAAGATAGCAGCGAATGCGGTTACAGCTACAGAAATAGCAGCGAATACTATTACATCCTCAGAGATTGCTGCTGGGGCTATCACGGCAAATGAAATTGCAGCTAATACTATAACGGCTGGAAAGATAGCAACTAATACAATAACAGCAAATGAGATAGCTGCTAATACTATAACTGCGTCACAACTTGCAGCTAATACTATTACGGCGAATGAGATAGCTGCTGATACCATTACAGCCAATGAATTAGCCGCAAATTCTGTTGGCACGTCAGAATTGATTGCTGATAGTGTAACGGCAGGTATTATTGCTGCTGGTGCGGTTAGTACGTCTGAACTAGCGGCTGACGCAGTAACAGCAGAAAAGATTGCCGCTGGTGCAGTTGTGGCTGAGAGCATTGCGGCGAACGCCATCACATCAGCCAAGATCGGCACGGATCAGGTTACGGCGAATAAGATTGCGGCATCATCTATTATTACGTCCAAGATCGCCACAGGTGCCGTTACGGCGGCTAAGATTAGTGTAAGCGAACTATCAGCAATCAGTGCTGACTTAGGTACAATTTCGGTTGACAGTGCGCACATTGATGATGCGGCGATTACATCAGCTAAAATCGCAGACACCATTCAGTCTGATAATTATTCTGCGGGTTCGGCTGGTTGGCGTATTAAGAAAGATGGTTCTGCTGAATTTAACGGTGTTGTCATTTCGCGTCAGTTACAAGTGGACAGTGGCAGCTATAGCGCGGGGAATATTGGAGGTACAACCAATGATGACCCAACTGAAGTAACTCCATTCTATATTCAAACAAACATCAATGTTTCTGCTTGGGCTGGCACAAATAAAACTTATCTCGTTGCGATTGGAAACAGTGGGTCTGTGACTGCTTTAACGAGTGATGTGACTAATAATCCTACAACGGTCCGTTGGGGTTTTCGTGGTGATATTGTTCCACTCACACAGTGGTCAGGAACTGCGAAGCTTTGGATTAAAGTCACGCCTACAATTTCAAATGTGGTGAGCACAAACTTGACCCTGAGTTGGAAGGTTTACGAGGTAACATAATGACGGCACAAGTTGGACAAATCATCAGTGGCTACCAGAATGAGCTTGGTGTTACGCTAAATAAGATTGCAGTGATTGAGGATGATACCATGCAGATCGAAGTCGTGCTATACGAACCAGATGATCCGCAGTTCACATGGGCGTTGGAACAACTATCATCATTGGAAGAAACATGATAAATTACGCTCAAAGGAGTGACTTAGTATGACAAAACAGGTTCAACGTCGAAGAGGCACAGCCACGCAGCACACGTCTTTCACGGGTGCAGAGGGCGAACTTTCAGTCAATACAACCAACAAATCTGTTCATGTGCATGATGGAGCAACGGCTGGCGGGATTGAACTTGCTAGAAAAGACGGATCAAATGTTGCGTTTACGTCAGGCACTCTTGATGGTGTAACAATAGGTGGAACAACGGCTGGCGCGGGTACGTTTACCAACCTAACAGCCACAGGCACGACAACCTTAGCTGGCGCTAGTACATCCGCAGATATTACCTTCGGCGACAACGACAAAGCCATCTTCGGCGCTGGGTCTGATTTGCAGATTTACCATGATGGGTCTAATAGTTATATTGATGATGTAGGCACAGGTGACCTTCGTATTCGAGGTGGAAACGACATCCAAATTCGTACACCAGACGATGAAAATTATATTGTTTGTAATCAAAATGATAGCGTTCAGCTCTTCTTCGATGCGGCACCCAAACTCGCCACCACCAGCACAGGCGTAGACATCACGGGTACTTTGACCAGCGATGGGCTGACAATGGCGAGTGGAAGTCAAGCGGTTATTGGTGTGTTTGGAACAAGCGGCTTGCAGCTTATAGGTCAGACGGGAAGCGATAACATTGTAGGCACGATGGGTCCGTCTGAGCCGTTAATATTTAGAACTTCATCATCAGAACGCATGCGTATCGACAGCAGCGGTAATGTTGGGATTGGAAACTCGTCACCTTCAAGCTATCACTCCCCAGCAGACAATCTAGTTCTTGGGTCTAGTGGTGACAATGGCTTAACCATTGTAAGCGGCACTTCTTCTGGCGGTACTATTTGTTTTGCTGACGGAACATCTGGTGGAGCGCAATACGCAGGATTTATAGATTATCAGCATAATGGCGATTATATGCGTTTTGGCACTAATATTGGTACAGAACGCATGCGCATCGACAGCAGTGGTCGTGTTATGATCAACACCACAACGCAAAAAGGCTATTTAACTGTAAATAACAATGGAAACAACACAGGTATTTTCATTGACCAAACAAGTTCCACAGTAAATCAAATCCCGTTAAATATAAAGAGTGCTTATGCAACAGGTGGTCAGACTGCGGTTATGACACGTTTCTTAAACACATCTGATGCAACCGTTGGAACAATCGAATCAACAACATCATCAACATCTTACAACACCACGTCCGATTACCGCCTAAAAGAAAACGTGGTTGAACTGACAGGCGCAACTAATCGTCTTAAGCAGCTAGAGCCAAAGCGTTTCAACTTCATTGTTAATCCAGACACAACCGTTGATGGCTTCATTGCGCACGAAGTTCAGTCGGTTGTTCCAGAAGCAATCACAGGCACACACAATGAGGTCGATGACGATGGTAACCCTGTCTACCAAGGCATTGACCAAAGCAAGCTAGTGCCACTCTTGGTCGCTACAATCAAAGAACTAGAGGCACGGATTACTGCCTTAGAAAACGCCTAAAGGAGAAAACATTATGGCTGTAACATACACATGGTCAGTCCCAATGACTGAACGTAACTTATCAGACGGTGGTATCACTGTCATACACTGGCGTTGCACAGGCGTAGACGGTGATTACTCAGCATCTAGCTATGGCACAACTAGCCACACACCAGATGCGGATGCGGATGGTTTCATTGCTTACGATAGTGTGACTGAGGCCAACTGTATTGCGTGGGCGCAAGCCGAAGCAAACCAAGCGGATGTCGAAGCGGCGATTGCTGCTAAGATTGAAGCTGACAAAAACCCAACCAGCGCAGCGGGAGTGCCGTGGGCCGCTGAATAACACAGAAAGGAGATCAAAATGGCTGAAGACAAAAAGGTCATTACGATTGACGATGTAGAATATACGGAAGATCAACTATCAGACCATGCGAAGGCTTGTATTAATCACATTGGATCATTGGATGGCAAAATTTCCTCTGCGGAATTTAATCTAATGCAGCTAAAGGTGGGTCGCCAAGCATTTCTGGATATGTTAAAATCTGACTTAGAAACAATTGATAAAGCGGGTTAATGAGCTTGTCCGACGCAATAATAAGTCCAGTAGTAGCATTTTGCCTCGCTGTTTTGGCGGGGCTTTATGCTGTATTAAAAATGATATTTACTAATCAGACAAAGATACAAGTTTTAGAAGCTCAATTAGAAAATATGAATTTAGTTCTGCAAGAAGTGCGTTCAGATCAAAAGCAAATATATAACGAAATACGCAGTTTAAATAAATAGTGTGCGCTTTGGTCGCAATATTTTGGGGCCAATCTTTCGCACTAGGTCTTTATCAGGTTTGTGCTTATGACTGTGGGTATGACAGACCCTCATATTTGTGGTATGATAAGAGCTATGTAGTTCCCCCCAACTACGTCTGCCCTGTGAGGATTTATGATACATGATAGACCCTGTTACTGCAATTGCTGGAGCAACAGCAGCTTTTAACTTTCTCAAGAAGGGCATTCAGGTTGGGCGTGATCTTCAAGATATGGGGCAGCAGCTTCAAGATTGGGCTGGCTGCATGGCTGATTTGGACCAAGCAGAAAAAATGACAGAAAAGCCACCTTGGTATAAGTCCCTTGGTGGCGGTGCGCAAGCACAAGCTATGGAGGTTTTTCTTGCGCGTAAAAAGGCACAGCAAATGCGCGATGAATTGCGGCAGATTATATCCCACCCAGCTATTCTTGGCCCATCTCATTGGCAAGAGTTTTTGAAAATAGAAGCTGAAATCAGGAAGCGAAAGAGGGAGCAT